CGTTTCTTTCCATAAACGGCAACAAACACGATAGGCAAAAACTATGGGACAGCGCGGAAGAAAGTCTAGCGCTTCGCTTTCGGTCGTTCAGCCGTTGGAGAACGGCCTGCCGAAACCGCCGGAGCATTACAGCGACGACGCAGCGGCGCTTTGGGCACATATTACGGCCAGCAAGCCGATGGACTGGTGGGATGCTGGGACACTGCCCCTGCTTGATGCGTATGTGAAGACGTGCTTGGAGCATCGGCGCATCAGCGACCTTGTGGAGCGCCACGCCATTGAGTGTGACGAGGACGTTGCTAGCTACGAGAAGCTGCACAAAATCCAGGATCGTCTGGCTTCGCAGTTGGCGCGTCTGGCAACAAAGATGCGTCTCAGTCAGCAGAGCAAGTACGGCGCACGGGGCGCTGATTCTGCGAGCCAGGGCGGCGGCAAGAGGCCGTGGGAAAGCTGAGAAGCCAGCGCAACGCCGAATGGATTGAGGCGCACTGCTTCATCCCCGAGGGCCGGTTCGTAAACCGCCCTGTTCGGCTGACAGATCACCAGCGTGAATGGCTGGCGGCTATATATGACACGCCAACTAGGACGTTCATTCTGTCGATGCCGCGCAAGAACGCCAAGACGGTTTTTTCCGCGTTCCTGCTTCTGCTTCACACGGTCGGGCCGGAAGCGAAACAAAACAGCCAGCTTTACTCGGCAGCGCAATCGCGCGATCAGGCGGCGATCCTGTTCCACTACGCGGCCAAGATGGTTCGCATGTCGCCGTCGCTTAACGAATTCGTCACGATTCGCGACACGGCGAAGGAGCTGCTGTGCCCGGAGTTGGGCACCAAGTATAAGGCGCTGTCCGCTGAAGCCTCGACGGCCTACGGGCTTTCGCCTGCGTTCGCGGTGCATGACGAGTTGGGGCAGGTTCGCGGCCCCCGGTCGGAGTTGTATGACGCCATCGAATCGGCAGCGGGTGCGCAGGAATCGCCGCTGTCGGTCATCATTTCGACGCAAGCCCCTACGGACGGCGACCTGCTGTCGATGCTTATTGACGACGCGGAGCGGGGGACTGACCCCCGCATAAAGGTCGCGCTGTACCAAGCTCCAGAGGATGCCGACCCGTTCGACGAAGAAGTGATACGGGCCTGTAACCCTCACTTCGACGCTTTCATGAACACCGATGAGGTGATGTCGCAGGCCGAGAAGGCCAAGCGGCTCCCGAGCATGGAGGCCAGCTACCGCAACCTGATCCTCAATCAGCGCGTCGAGGCGAATGACCCGTTCGTGTCAAAGTCGGTCTGGGATGCCAACGGGGGCGAGCCGGAGATAGAGCCGGGCGCGGAAGTCTACGGTGGCCTTGACCTGTCAAGCGTTAACGACCTGACCTCGCTGGAACTGGCTGCGCCAGACGGCGATGTTCAATCAAAGTTCTGGCTGCCCGAAGATGGCATCTCGGAGAAGTCGCGCAAGGATCGTGTTCCGTATGACGTATGGGCGGATCAGGGCAATTTAGATTTGTGCCCCGGCAAGTCCATCAATTACGAGTTCGTTGCGCACGAGCTTCGAGAGGTTTTTGATACCTACAACGTACGGGCCATCGCATTTGACCGCTGGAACATGAACAACCTTCGGCCCTGGCTGGCAAAGGCTGGTTTTAGCGAAGAGGAAATGGAGCGCTTCGAGCCGTTCGGGCAGGGTTTCAAGGACATGTCGCCGGCGCTCCGGGCCACCGAATCCATGCTGCTGAACGAAGAGATCAGACACGGAATGCACCCGGTCCTGAGGATGTGTGCTGCTAATGCAGTTGTTCAGCAAGATCCGGCGGGCAACCGGAAGTTAGCCAAGGATAAGAGCAGCGGACGAATCGACGGCATGGTCGCCCTCGCTATGGCGATAGGAGTCATGTCCAAGCACGAGGAGGAAGAATTGGACATAGACGCTTTCATTAACGACCCGATCATTGTGGGTTACTGAAATGGCCTCTTTCTGGAAGCCCTGGACGTGGTTTGGGTCACGCAGCCTCAGTCGCAATGAGGGGGTCCAGCTATCCGAACCGATTACCCGCGCGGCAGAGGCGAGCGAGCCGGTCAACTTCGACACGGCCATGCAGCTGTCCGCATTCTGGGCGGCTGCTCGCTTGTGGGCTGAAACAATCGCATCTTTGCCGGTCAAGGTTCAGTCGTGGGATGGGCAGGAATGGATTGATGACACAGAGGGCGACCTGTCTACGCTGATTCGGACCCGAATCAACCGGTATCAAAACAGCGTCGAGTTTTTTGAGACGTTTGTTTTAAACCACGTTGTTTTCGGAAACGCTTACGCAATGAAGGTGCGAAGCGGGAATCGCCTTGTTGGTCTCTTGCCAATGAACTCCGGGCAGGTCGTTCCTGAGCTGTTGAAGGACGGTTCGGTTGTTTATCACTACCACCATGATGGAGGTGTAACTGCCTTAAGCGCCGAAAATGTCTGGCACTGGAAGATGTTTGGCAATGGGGTCATCGGATTGTCTCCGCTCTCTTACGCGCGCAACGCGGTTTCGGTCGGTCTGGCCGGAGACAAGCGGATTGGGCAGGTCTTCAAAAACGCTGGCAAGCCTTCTGGCGTTTTAACCATTGACGGCACGCTTAAGGACGACCAGAGGAAGATGGTCCGAGAAAGGTTCAAGGACCTGGTTGAGGGCGGCACCGACACGCTAATGGTCCTTGAGGCGGCCATGAAGTTCCAGCCGATTTCTATGAACCCGACTGATATTCAGTTGCTGGATTCGCGGCGGTTCCAAGTCGAGGATGTAGCGCGTTTTATGGACGTTCCGAGCGTTCTGATTAACGACACGGCAGGCACGACGGCATGGGGAAGCGGCATCGGCCAGATCATGCGCGGCTGGTACAAGCGGTCGCTGCGAAATCGCGTACGCTCTCTGCAAGAGTCGATGCGCGCAAGCTTGATTCCTGCAGCGGCAAGAAGCCGAATGCGCATTACGCACGATTTCGACGACCTCTTGAAGCTTGATAAAGGCGAGCGAATGGAGGCGCACCAGAAAGGAATAAACTCCGGAGTCATTACGCCTAACGAAGCCCGCCAGGAAGAGGACTTGCCGCCGCTTGACGGTGGCGACGAACTCTATGCGAACGGCACGATTCAACCCTTGCTAGGCCGTACCGCAGACAACCGACCACCGAACGCCAGGATTGACATGGCGGAGGACGACACATGAAGTACAAACACCTAGCGATTGAATCGACCAATTTCAAATTCAATGAGGAATCTAGGACGTTCGAGGGCTACGCCTCGATGTTCAACGGCGTCGACTCCTACGGAGACACGATCCTGCCAGGCGCTTATAAGAATACGCTCAAGAACCGGGAGCGACCGATTCGCATGCGTTGGAACCACTTCGGCCCGGTGATCGGCAAGTACCTGGAAATCTACGAAGACGAGAAGGGCCTTTTCGTTCGGGGCCAGCTTACCCCAGGTCACTCGGTCGCTGAAGACGCTTATGCCTCTTTGAAGCACGGTGCTGTCGACGGCCTGTCCATCGGCTATCGGATGAAGGCTGGCAAATTTCAGGAAAACGAACATGGAGGCTTTGACATTGACGAGATTGAACTTGTCGAGATTAGTGTCGTGGAAGAGCCGGCCGACCTTGGAGCGAGGGTCGGCAACGTAAAGGAATTTTCCGAGCACGTCTCTGAGTTGGAGACGCTCAAAGATGCGGAAGCCTGCCTGCGTGACGCTTGCGGGCTTTCTCGGTCTGCTGCGAAGGCCCTTGTGTCGCAGGTCAAGACCTTGTGCCAGCGTAACGCTGGGGCAGAAGAGCGCGGCGGTGATGCCGTGTCTGAGGCCATCAATCGGTGGCGCATACAGCATGCGCTGCGTCTTAAGTCCCAAACGAGGTAATGACAATGACTACTGAAAACACCGAAGATCTGATTAAGGGCGTCGAATCCGCCCTGGATTCAGCGATTCAGAAGTACGAAGGGCAGCTGCAGGAATCCAAGTCCGCCGCTAATGAGGTGCGTGACGAAGTGCGGCAGTTGGCCGAGAAGCACTCCGAGCTGGTCGAACAGAGCGAGGCCCTGTCCGCCAAGTTCCAAGAGTTTGAGCAGAACGCCATGACGTCCATGAAGGGCGGTGGCGAGCGAGAGCCGACCTGGGGGCAGAAGTTGGTCGACTCCGAGTCGTTCAAGGCTATGGTCGAAGGCTCCAAGCACGCTCGGGTCAACGTCAAGAACACGATTATCGGTGAGGTCGGCTCTCCGCAAGACCCGGTTGACACGCTGACGCCTGCCGACCGACTGCCGGGCATTGTCCCTGGCGCGTTCCGGCAGCTTTCGGTTTTGGATGTTGTGCCGATGGGCACGACCAATAGCAACGCGGTCGAGTACACCCGAGAGTCTAGCTGGACAAACGACGCCGCTGAAACGGCTGAAAATAGCGCCAAGCCTGAATCCGACCTGACTTTCGAGCTTGTCTCTGACCCGGTTCGCACCATCGCGCACTGGATCAAGGCATCTCGGCAGGTTCTGGATGACGCTCCGGCGCTGGAATCTTACATCGACCGCCGCCTGCGTCATGGCCTGCGTCAGCGTCTTGAGTCGCAGATTCTGACCGGCAACGGCACCTCGCCGAACATCGAGGGCCTGACCGCGACCGGTCGGCACACGGACTTCACCGCAGCCTCCGGCGCGAACCGGCTGGATTCGCTGAACCGCGCGAAGTACGACGTCATCGGCGCTGACTTCGTGGCGACGCACTATTTCGTCAACCCCGCCGATTGGAGCGAAATCGAGTTGCTCAAGGCTGGCTCGGGCAACGAGTACGCGGCGGCCAACGGCAACGCGGTCGGCTACATCGCCAACGGCTTGCAGCCGCTTGCGTGGGGTCTGCCGGTCATCGCCAATAACAACGTGTCGAGCGGAGAGTTCTTCTGCGTTGATATCAACTCGATGATGCTGATGATGCGGCAGGGCGCTGTTGTCGAGATGTTCGAGCAGGACGACACGAACGTGCAGTCCAACCTTGTGACGATCCGCGCCGAGCTGCGTGCCGCTCTTGCGGTGTTCCAGCCGACCGCGATCCGTTACGGTTCGTTCAACTGATAACCCGCCTAACGGGGCCGGGAGGGTCAACCTCCCGGCTTTCTATTATGCGAGCAACGAAGAACTTTCAATCAACGGTACTCGGGAACGTCCAGAAGGGCGACCCGATTCCTAACAACAAGCACGGCCAGCACTTGCGCTCTATCGGCTTGGCCGAAGACGACCCGGTGCAGACTAAGACCGTGCGTCAGCAGCCGGAGGAGCCGCCGGCGCAGGAATACGAAACCAAGGTCGTGAAGCGCAAGCCGAAGACCAAAAAGGGAGCCGGCCGTGGCCGTAAGCGTAGCGACAAAGCCTCCGGTTGAGCCGGTCACCGTTGCCGTGGCGCGGGACCATTGCCGCCTTGTCGCAACGGGTAGCCCTGAAACGCACCCCGACGACTCTTTTCTTGAGCGCGCGATTCAGGCCGCCCGCGAACATGCAGAGTCATTCATGCAGCGGACGATTATCGAGACCGAGTTTGAGTGGAGGTTCAATCAGTTTCCGGGCAGCGCTGAGCGTCTTGTGCTGCCGAGGAATCCCGCGCTTTCGGTCGAGTCAATCAGCTACGTTGACTCCAACAGTAACCAGCAAACATTTGCTGATTTCTCGACGCAGTTCACGGAGTCTGAGTCTGTTTTGGTCCCTGACTACGGCGAATCGTGGCCCGATGCCAGGGGCCACCTTGGTGACGTGACGATCACCTTTCGGGCCGGGTATGAGCCTGACACGTCGCAATCTCCCACAGACTACCGTGCCAATGTACCGGCAGCGGTGAAGAACGCAATTTTGCTCTTGGTCGGGCACATGTACGAAAACAGAGAGGCGGTCGTCATTGGTGATGAGCCGCACAAAGTGCAGTTTGCATTTGAGTCCTTGCTGTGGCCGCACCGAGTTCTGGGCGTCTGACATTCTGCGTCATGGCCTCCGGGCCGTCTATGTGCCAATCCGATGCAGATATGGTGCGCAACTGGCGAGATGGCGAAAGACGTAGGGCGATTGCGATCAACAATACATATCAGCTTGCGCCTTGGGCTGATGTTCTGTATGCCTGCGACCTTCGATGGTGGGACCGATATTTCGAAGACGCAAGTAGCCGGTGTAGGGGTGAGTTTTGGTGCCATCATCAAAAGGCAGAAAGCAAATATGGCCTGAATCGCTGGAAGCCTGAGCGAACCGGAGGCAACTCGGGCTATCAGGCGCTGCGATTGGCGATTGATCACTTCGGCGCTGGCAGCGTGATTTTGTTGGGTTATGACATGCAGGGAAGCCATTGGCATGGCGAGCACAAGGGCTTTCCCAATCCGACTGCTGACAATTTCCGCCAGTGGGTTGGCTGGCTTCGGCATTACGCCGCCGAGACCGACGCCGAGATTATCAACGCATCGCGTGAGACGGCGGTTGATTGCTTCCCACAGATGCCGCTAGAAGATGCTTTGTCTGACCGCGTGGCGACCTAGCCCGGTCTATACCTGGGAGTATGTCGAGCGGCTTGGTTTCACCGCCATTGCCGACTCTCGCTGGCCGGGCTGGTGGGCAAAGATGGCGCTGTTCGAGTTGGGCGTCGATTTCCTGTATGCAGACCTCGACACCATCATAATCGGCGACATCCCGCAGGCGTCCGAACTAACACTGCTTCGGGACTTCTACCGGCCACAGCTTGCACAGTCGGGTTTCATGTACGTCACCGCCGACGCCGCTGATCACGCTTGGCGCGAGTGGATCAAGCAACCCGAAGAATGGATGCGCCGCTACCGGGGCGATGGCGAGTTTTTGCGCGATGTGTGGAGTGGATACCGATTCTGGCAGGACGATCACCCCGGCAAGGTCGTCAGCTACAAGGTTCACTGCAACGGCGGCGCACCAGAAGGCGCGTCGGTCATTTGCTACCACGGAAAACCGAGGCCGCACGAGACAGGATGGTCGACAGCCCGATAATTATCATTTCGCTACCCCGTAGCGGGTCAAGCATGACCGCCGGGATCTTTGCCAAGCATGGCGTATGGGTTGGTCCTTACAAGCAGGGTGACCGCCATAACGCGAAAGGCTATTTTGAGTCGCTTCCTTTTAAGGAAGCAATAATCAAAAAAGTGGGGCGCATTGTCCATAGAGGCATTCTAGCGCCGCAGGCGGCTGGCTGGAAAGCGGAAGCGGTTGGTCTGATTAAGCGCTATGGCTACACCGGCGGACCTTGGCTAGTGAAGCACTCTGCAATGTACTACCCGCTTTGGCACGAATTTGACCCACGTTTTATCTGCGTTCGGCGCAACCTTAAAGCCATTGAACGGTCAGGCCAAAGCTCGGGGATGCTCACGCGTACGGCTGCGATTCAGCCGCACGTCGAGGCAATGGACTACGTGCGGGACAATCTCGGTGGTGTGGACGTGTTTACCGATGAGGTGGTTAAAGGCGACTACAGCAGCCTTGAGCGCGCATTTGACGCGTGCGGCCTGACCTTCGACCCGGCGATTGCCGATGACTTCGTGGACCCGACGTTATGGCACCACTGAGCAAACCCGGACAGATGCGCCACCGCATCACGGTCCAGGAATACGTGGAAACGACCGACCCAAATACTGGCGTCAAAACTCGTTCTTGGTCAAACAAGAGCGGCATGGTGGACATACCCGCCGCTGTGAGACCCCTGACCTCTCGTGAGCAGCAAGCGGCGGCCGCGCGCAACAGCGAGGTTGAGGTTGAGTTCGAGCTGCGGGCCGATTTTGCGATCACCGCTAAAGACCGGATTTTATTCGAGGGTGAGAATTGGGAGTTAGAGCCGCCGCAGTATGACGAGACACGCAAGCGCCGAATAAAGATTAAGGCCAAGCGGGGTATGACCGATGGCTGAAATCAAAGGGCTTCGGCAGGCGTTAGATAACCTGAGGCGGTTCCCGGAGCACGTCTCCCCTCAAGGCGGCGGACCCATAAACCGAGCGCTTTTCAAGGCCGCCAAGCCGTGGCAAGACCACGCATCGGATAATGCTTCTAGTCTTGGTCCGGGCAATCACCGCAGAGGGTCAGGTTCAAGCGCTTATTCAATTGTGGGTCGCCTCAAGGACAACATCGTGCGGCGGCGCGATCCAGAACCGGAGCGTGATGGCTTTTATGCCCGCGTGTTCGTGACCTACGCCCCTCGGGTCTATTGGGGCTATTTCGTGGAGCTTGGGACGGAAAAGCAGGGGGCACAGCCGTTCCTGCGCCCTGCGATTGATCAGGCGGGCAATAAGCCCATAGAAATTTTTCGGCGCGCCTTGAGTCGTGACATTGACCGAATTGCTAAAAGGCTTAAGAAGTGATTCCGAATATCTACGCATGGCTCAACGTCGCGGCGATCAATGCCATTGCGGGGACACGACTATATCCGTTCGGGGATGCCGGGGACAGCCCAACTTATCCATACGTGACGTGGTTCTTGCCATCAAGTGGCGCAGAGAACTACTTGGGTGAATCGCCGAACGTTGATAACGACCGTGTGCAGATTGACTGTTGGGCGCGGAGCCAACAAGAAGCGCTTGACCTGGCAAGCGCCGTGCGGACCGAGATGGACCAATACGGTCATCAAACGGTAAAAATCGTTCACCCGATTGACCCCGACACAAAGTCATACCGAATTCAATTCGACTACTCCCTTTGGGTTAGTCGCTAAAGACAAGTTCAATTGTCGCTTAAGCAGCCGCCTCCGGGCGGCTTTTTTATTGCCTGATAAACGGAGGTACTTCCAATGGCAGAGCTGAAGACGCAGGGAACCGAGCTGTTCCTTCTCGATGATACCGATAGCGGCAACGAAGTCCGCAAAATCGGTCAGGTTACCGGGTTTTCCGGTGTTGGTGGTGAGGCTGGCGAGATCGACGTAACCGATTTCGACTCCACGGCGATGGAGTATCTGGCCGCGCTGAAGGACAACGGCAGCATCAGCATGAACGTGAATTGGGATCCGCAAGACGAGAGCCACCAGACTCTGGACGCTCTTGTCGGCGGTGACAATAAGCGTTTTGTCATTGCCTGTTCGGAGGGAGACACGGATGTTACGTACACGTCCGATTTCACCCTCCCAACCGACCGGACGACTCTGGACTTCAATGCCGGCGTCCGTTCGTTCCAGAAGGACTTTAGCGCCAATGACGTGGTGCGCGGGACAGTCAGTCTGCGCATTTCCGGTGCAATCACTATCACGGCTGCGACGTAAACCATGAAACTTAGTCAGTATCTCAACAACAACAAGGCCCAGCACCTGCCCCTGGAAGTTCCGGGGGTGGGTCAAATCGACGACGTGTACTTTCGCAGGCTTAGCGCTGGCGAGGGGCTGGAGCTGAAGGACGCGTTTGCCGACCTGTTGGATCAGGCGGGCGATGCGGTTCGAGGCCTGGCAGAAGGCGATGTCGAGCAAGCTGAGGAAAAGGCTCGGCAGAGCCTTTCTCCAGACCAGATGCGGGCCATGTTCAAGTTTCAGGCGTTGTTCTGCTTTCTTCATCTCGCCAACAAGGACGGTAGCCGGGCGTATGAAAGCCGAAAGGAATTCGACGCGGAAGTCCCCGACGAATTCATCCAGGCTTTCTACGCCGAGGGTTCCGCGCTGAAGAAGCAGGACGAGGGGGAGCCTGAAAAAAACTGATTGACTCCGACGGTCTCAGGCTCTGCATGAGGATCGCCGACCGCCTTGGTCGGCCCCTCTCCTGGGTTCTGTCGGAGATTCCCGAGTGGGAGCTTCCCTACTGGTCTAGCTGGCTCTCGCGCGAGCCGGATAGCGGCAGGCGTGTCGAGTTTGCCGTGTGCCGCCTTCTGTCCACATTTATTTCGGCGAATAACAAGAAGGGCCACAAAGCGCCTGAAGCGCACGATCTAGTGCTGCCCGACTGGTACGCACAGCAAAACAAGAAGCACGCGGTCAAGCATGACATTGATCGCATGATTGCCGCCTTCAGCAAGGCGGGCGCGGAAATCAAGTACAACCGCAGAGGTAACGTCTAGTGTCTCAGTCTCTCGGCAGGCTCGTACTCGATATGGCGGCGGATGTCGCCGGATTCGAGCGCGACATGAAGGGCATTTCCAGGAGCGCCAAGCGAGAACTGAACAAAGTCTCGCGCGAACTCTGGAAAGCCGAGCGTGACCTGGAGCGTGCGCGCGGGAAGGTCAGGGGCCTTGCGACCACTTTGGGGGCGCTTGGCGGCGTGGCGATTGCCGGCGTGGGGCGTGAGTTCCGCAAGTTTGCTCAGGAAGCGAACGCGCTTGACAAAGTATCAAAGACAGTCTCACTGACCGTCGAGGAATTGCAAGAGCTTCGTTTTGCCGCCGAGCAGGCGGCGGGCATCACCAGCCAGACGTTGGATATGGCGATGCAGCGTTTCTCGCGTCGCGTGGGTGAGGCGGCGAACGATACCGGCGAGCTCAACACCATCGTCAAGGAGCTAGGGGTGCAGCTCCGCAACGCAGATGGAACCCTGAAGTCTCAGACCGAGCTACTTGGCATCTTCGCCGACCGCATCAAGAACGCTGAGTCTGAGCAGGAAGCGCTCAGAATTGCCTTCAAGCTGTTTGACTCCGAAGGCGCTCGGATGGTCACGCTGCTCCGCGAAGGGTCGGATGCCATCGAGCAGTACCGAGAGCAGGCGCGTCGTGCGGGCGGCATCATGTCGCGTGAGACGGTCCAGGCGACCGTCCAGTTCAACGACTCGCTACAGGTGCTCATCCAGCAAGCCAAGGGGGTACGCAACCAGATATTCGGCGACCTCATCGGCCCGCTTGCCGAGTACGTGACTTGGCTCGCTCAGACCGAGGAAGGCCAGCGGCAGCTCAATCAGATGCTGGAACGCCTGGGCAATGTCGCCAAGGTGGTCAGCGGCATCATCGCCACGCGCTTCACGCTCTCGCTCATCCAGGCGTCTGCAGAGGTCGTCGTCCTCTCGGCCAGGGTGGCGATGCTTACACGCCGCAAGCTGGCGCTGCAGGGCGCATCGGCTGCAGCGGCCACTGCGACAGTCCGCCTCGGGCGCGTCATGCGCGTTGCCACCGGCCCCATCGGTATTGCCGCAGGCGCACTAGCTGCGTTCGCCCTGAGCGCTCGCGATGCCGACGATGAAACGTCCAACCTCAGCTCTCGCGTTGCCCTGCTGATTGAGGACTTTGATGCCCTCAGCCGGTCTCGGATTCAGGAGGCTATGGTTGAGGTCCAGACGGCCATCAGCGAAACGGCCGATGAGATTGACCGGCTGGAAAAGAAGCTGGAGCGCGCGCAATCCGGGCAGCGGTTCGGGCCGGGGCGGGATCTGGTCCAGTTCACGGCCGAAGACGAGCGCAGGCTGCAAGAGCTGCGAGAGGAATATCGGCGGCACACGCGCCAGCTTGAGCTGTTGGGCCGCAAGCTTATCCAAGTCGGTCAGGACACGGAACAAGCCCGGAACAGCCAGGCCGGCTTGAGTAATGAGTTCAGCGACACCTCCCGCGTTATCCCCGTTGTCACCCGGCAGTTTGAAGACTACCTGTTCACTGCCCAGGACATCAATGAGGAACATCAGACCCTCTCGGAATGGCTAGATAGCGTCGCCGATGGCCTCTCCATGACTCGCCGAGAGGCTGATGCGGCGGTCGCCAGCTTCCTGAACCTCGCCAACGCCGTCACGCAGAACACCACCGGCCTCCCCTTCTTTAACGCCCTCCTGGGCGATCAAGGCGGCTCTTTCGGGGGCCAGGACCTTGGCTCCAACATCGCCCGCTCTGTCGCCCGTGGCATCATCTCTGCCGACTCTGAGGGCGTATTTGATGCGCTCGGACGCACGCTTGAATCTCACATCATTGAATCTGTCACTGGTGGGTTTGAGGAGACCATTGACTCTCTGTTCGGTGAGGATGGGGACTTTGCGCAGGCGCTCTCAGATTCTGTCTCTTTGGCTGCTGGCGCTGGTCTTGGGGCTGCCCTTGGCGGCGGCTCTGAGGCGGCCTCTGTCGGTGCTAGCCTTGGCACCGTAGCCGGGCAAGCGGCAGGTTCCAAGTTTCTCGCTTCTCTCGGCAGTGCGGCCGGTCCGCTCGGGGCGATTGCCGGCGGCATTCTGGGCGGCCTGATCGGCGGGCTGTTTGATGACTCGAAAAATCCCCGCTTTGATTTTGGTCAGGTTGGCCCGCTTCTCAATCGCAAGAGCAGTGTAACCCCGGACTTTTTCGACACCGCGCTTGGCGAAATTGCGTACGGCAATACGGGCCTCAGCGACGACCAGATCAGTCAGTTTGTTCGTGGGCTGCAGGACTTTGACCGGGCACTGGCTACTGCCATTGAGGGCAGCGGCTACGGCGATGCGGTTAGAGAGGCGCTGGAGTCGTTCACGTTCATCTCGGACGAGCAGGGCCTTAGCCTTGACCACATGATGGAGGCGCGCCTTGACGCCGCTCTGCGTGCGGTTGACGGGTTCGTGGCTGAACTGGTCAAGCGCGGCGACACTATCGAGGACCAGCTCCAGCGGCTGTCTGATGCGTTCACAATCGAGCGCGAGATTTTCCTCGGGCGCGGTCTTGGGCTGCCGGGCGCAGACATTCCGGGCGCGGGCGTCCCCGGCCCAGGTGGACCGAGCCCCGGCAATCCAGCCATCCCCCCCAAACCCGGCGACGATATCGCGCACAGCATACAGGCGTTCAACGCCGCCCTCCAGGGCACTGGCGATGCGGCGGACGTTACCACCCCTGTCCTCCGGCAGACGCTTCAGATTGTCGAAGAACTTTCACGTCCGTCAGAAACTCTCGCCGAAACCTTCCTCCGTGTGCGCACCATTGCCGACTCTCTGGATACGGCAATGGCGCTCCTTGGCCGCTCATTTGACGGCACTCGCGAGCAGTTAATCCGCTTTGGGGACAACCTCAGCCAGGTGTTTGGCGATAACGTCGAAGCCCTGACCGGGAAGCTCAATCGCATTTTTGAGACGTTCTTCTCTGACGAAGAACGATTCACCGTCATGGCCGAGCAGGCGCGCCAGAGGGCCACTGACCTTCTGACGGATATCGGCTTGACCGTCACCGAGGACATGCTGACCCAAGGTGGTTTCCGGCAGGTCTTCGACGACCTATTCGGCACGCTAAGCCCCGAGAATACGGCGCTATTGGTCGAGGCCGGCAATGCAATTGCTGATCTTATCAGCGCTGAGGAGCGGCTTGCCGAAGTTCGGGAAGACGCGCTTCAAGACGCTATCGACTCGCGTGAGGCCACACGTGAGGCGAGACGGGAACTGAGCGATTTCATGGACGATATCGAGCTGTCGTTCCTGGAAGCCGTCTCGCCCGCCAGGGCGTCGCTGAAACGACTGGTTGACCGCTGGGCTGAACTTGAGGCACAGGCGCGCGAGCTTGGTGCGACAGAACAGCAACTCGCAATGGTCCGCCGGGCGGCAAGCGCGGAACTGGCGCGCTGGATAAGCGAGATGAAGCTGTCCACGCTTCAACTTGCCGAGGACTTTTTCTCGGCCGAGCAGTCGTTCACCAGCGTCGGCAATGCGGTTGCGGCCACCGCACAGAATATGCGGGATACTGCGCTCCGTGCGCTGGGCAGTATCGACGAATGGCTGATGCGCTCACAGTTGGATGACGTATCTCCGTTGACGCCCGCACAGCGCATTGGAGAGGCAGAGCAACAGTTCAGAGACGCCTTCGCGGCCGCTATGGGCGGCGATTTCGACGCACTGTCTGAGCTGCCGTCCTTGGCCGATGCGTTCCTCGGCGAGGCGGCCGGGTTCTTCGGGACGTCTACCGAGCAGTTCCGAGACATCTGGGACGAAGTGCAGGCGATGATGAACCAGGCGGCTGATATCGAGCCGCCGCCTGAGCAGTTGCCGCCGAACGCTGCTCAGATCGACACGCTCATCAATACTAACTCGGAATTTGGTCAGCAGATCGCCGACCTGAATGAAGAACTGACAGCGTGGCAGCTTGCCGACCAAATCAACGCACTGGCGACAGCGCAAGAGCAAACGCCTGCCGAAATCGCAGCGCAGCTCGGATTCACCGACGCGGATATGCGCCAGATCCTGTCCGCGCTTGGCGAGGATATCCCGGCCGGCACTGAGGTCAGCCTTCGAGACCACTTCAACGATGTGGTCAGTGAGATTGCCGAGCAGAACCCGTTAGTCGCTGCGATCCAGGAGTCGAACCTGGGCATTATCGACGAACTGGAATTCATGCTCGGCACCCTTGAGGTTAATCTGTGGGCAATCGGTGATGTGCTTGTGCAGATTCTGGAGCAGCTTGGGGGCACATACGAAGATTTTAACCCTCCTTGGGACGAAGGCGTAAGCACGAACAGTCTGTCTGGTGAGTTCGTTGCGCCGCTAAGCAATACGGCACAAACCACGAGCAATTCTCACGACTTTGCAGAAGTCAAAGCTGAGCTGGAACGCATCTCTAGCCACATAGAGCGCGGGAACCATGACCGCCGTGATGGTTTTGGCGCTGTGATACGCGAAGAACAATCAACCCGCCGGGCCATTGCCCGTAAGAGCGAGACTGTCCGAGCCGTATGAGCATCCTTGCCGCGCTGATTGAGTACAACGATGACGGAACAACCCGTTATCTTGGCGTCACTGATTCGGAGTACACCGATACCACCGGCGTCACGCTACGTGACGGTCTCTGGTATCCGGTGCTAAACCAGGACGTAAACTGGTCAGAGTCGGCACGTCACCCCTACCAACAGCAGGGCGGAGAACTGACGGTCGGCGACCTTGTTCTCGCGAACCAGTCCGGCGCGCTTGATTTCTTGCTGAACGCCGATATCGTCGGCATGCAGTGTACTTTGAAGCGCGGCTATGAGTCCGACTCGTGGGATGACATGGAGGAAATTTTTATCGCACGGATTGCCGGTCGGCGCTTTCAAGGGTATCAGGTTCTGATAGGCCTGGAGAACTGGCTTGCAAAGCTGGCGGGTCCTGTCTATACAGAGACGTTTGGCAGCGACACCCCGAACCCGCAACTGGTCGGCAAGCAAATCCCCTATGTGCTAGGCAAGGTCACGCAAGCTCCAGTTTTGGAGTATGACCCGGCCAACCTGACGTACTACACCGCTGCGAACGCTTCGCTCATTGGCGAAGTAACCGAAGGTGGGAATCCGACGCAGAAGTGGACACTAGAGGACGAGCCAACTTTTGGTCTTCTGGGGTCGCAAACGCTCCCGATTACTGCGACGTTTGAGGGGCCGGGAAGCCCAAGGTCTGACATTTTGTCGAGCATTGGATCTTTCGACACTTGGTCCGGCGGGTCTCCGGACGGATGGACCATAGAAGCTTATAACCCAGGGGGGTTATTGGGCACAAGCTCTGCAACCGAGCCATCATCTGGGGGCATAGAGATAGACTCATATAATGAGATCCTGTCCGCGCACCCCCAATACTCAGAGGTTGATATGAATTCAGGGTCTGATGACGACCCAGAAGACGCCGAGCAATGGACTATAAACGAGAACAGTGGTAATGCGGACGATGCTGACATAAACATATCAGACAGCGATTCTCCATCGAACATAGCCTCAATAGAAATTACCCCAGAGGATGGGAGCGTAAGTCAGATAAATTTGAGTATTTCTGATAACGCGTCGGATGCAAGCATTTTTATAAGAAGCGTATTGTATGAGTTTGATAACGGCGAGTCATTGAAAAGGAATGTGCCGCTGTCTTTGACATCATATACAGATACGCTCTCAAAAGCAGATTATGATTCTATCAAAACAGGCTCGGTTAGCGAATTCGTTGAAGTAAGTAAGATTATCGTTTCATTTTACCCCGGAGGCGGGGATGTCACTTTCACAGCCTCTTTAAGTTTCAATTACAACAGCGACGACTCAAAGATTTACGGGCTCAGAATGACCCCTGATGTTACTTTAACAGTTGGGGGCTACTACAAATATTTAATGGAATTTGAAAGCCAAAGCCCACCTTTGCACGTCTTATTGGGAGAAAAGTCTACATCAAACAAAGCTGTTTATATTGATAATAGCCAAGAATTTACCTACACCTTGCTTTCTGGCTCATCTAATAAGACCGGCACATTTAAATTTACTGGAGGGGACTTTTCAATACTTGCTTCGCCGGGCGCTGAAGATAACGTTACGCAAGTGCTTACCCGAATATCCATTGAGGAGCAAGCCAGTGGAAACAAATCCTACAAATCCCTCGCCCCAACCATAATTGAAGAAGTCGGCTACACGTCCAGCGAATATGACCAGACTTCTTTCGACACCCACGCCGACGAATACGGCGACCCCGAACTTGGCTGGCTTGTCACCGGCAATGAAAGCGCGGACCAAGTGCTGTTCCGGCTTGCCGGTTCACTGAATGGCTACATCTGGCACGGCTTAGACGGCAAGGTGCGCAGCAAGCGGCTTGAAGGCCCGAGCGATCCCGGCGGCACGCCGTTTGTAATCGACTCCACGCGGGCTGATCCTGCCGAGATCGTGGCCTATGACGACGATGCACCGAACCTTCGGCGGTCGGTCAACGCGCTGCGCAACTGGAAGCCGCTAGACACTGATGACACGGCTGGCGTTACCACCACATGGACCGAATCAGAGCGGGCCAAGGTGACGCAGGACTGGCGCATCACCCGCGTATGGGAGCCGACCACAGATCAGGATGATGCGTTCGATCGCCGCTGGCCGATGGTGGCCTCACGCGAGCCACTGTCTACCGCCCTTCGCGATGCGACCACCGCGCAGCTTGTCGCCAATGAGGGCATGGACAATTGGATTGACCGCCCGACGTTCTATGAGATTCCGACGCAGGTTGATATTGGCGAGTTTGCCGATGTGGCTGTCGGCGAGACGGTCAAGGTCGAACTCGACTATCCGGGCCTTGAGGATACTTGGGCGCTCGTGTTGGGGCGCTCCGGCACTGCGACGCCCGGCAAGGTCACGCTGACGCTTTGGGTTAATGGCATCGCGCCACTTACGTTGCTGGCGGAGAATCGAATCGACCCCCGCATCGAAGTCACCCGCGCCAGCACGGCTACCCGCTGGAATGAACAAGGGCTTCTGGAAGAAGTCGGCGAAAACGTCCTGCGAGTTGACTACGATCCGGTCACGCTGGAGTTCCGAGGGTGGCTGATTGAGGGGGCTGCGACGAATGAAATGGTTTATTCCGAAGACTTGTCACAGTCGGAGTGGATTGATGTTCGATCCTCAAGTTCAGCCACATCACAGACCGCGCCTGACGGCGACGAAGATGCGTACAAAATCGTTGAGGACACAAGCTCATCCACTAGCCACTACCAGCTCAGGGAGGAGTCGTTCGTTAATGGACAGCAATACGCCGTCTCTGTCTTTGCCAGGGCTGATGAGCGGGACGAGATTTATTTTTGGGCCTTGTCCTTAAACTCTGTATTTACAGCCGATGAGGTGTACTTCGATCTTGACTCCGAGTCTGTTAGTTATAGCGGGTCAGATTGGTCGGATGGGGCGATTGAAGATGTCGGTGGCGGCTGGTATAGATGCAGCGCCCTGGTAACCGCCAACGCTACCGCAACTGGCCGGATTGGCTTTGGCATCGCTTTGAACGGAAGCAAAAGCTACACCGGAGACGGATCGAGCGGGTTGCATCTGTGGGGTGCTCAAATAGAACAGGGCTCCGCCCCCACCAGCTACATCCCCACCGAAGGCTCAACCGCCACCCGCGCCGCCGACGACGTACTAATCGACGGCACCAACTTCAGCACGATCTGGAACGATAGCGAGGGGACGATTGTTGCGGAAGCTGCTCAGTCTGCGGATGAGGATAGCTTTAACACGATCTATGCTGTCAATGATGGCGCGTCAAACAACGTGATCAGGATCTTCCGTTTTAACGATTGGGATCTTCAGCGCCGCGTAAGCGGCACAACTGAGCAGTTCTACCAGTCAGGTGACTCGAACACAACAAACTTTCAGCGGCTGGCGTATTCGTTTTCTTCGAGCAGCGAGGGGTTTTCTGCTAATGGGGGCGCAACAATTTCTGATAGCAACGTCGCCGGCGGCGTGCCCGCAGTTTCTCAGTGGAACATAGGGGCAGGTAAAAACGCCGCAGGTCAAACCGGCGCATACCTCAACGGCGGCATCCGCGCCCTCTACTACTACCCCAAGCGCCTGACCGATGAGCAGTTGCAAGAAGCTTCAACGGTTGGCCGCGACCTCATTCTGGAAAAGGTGTAATCCATGGCATCGCTTCTCGCATACGACAACAGGGCGCTCGGGAACGGCGCGTTCACGGCGGGGACCGGTACATGGTCATCTAGTCCGGCCATTGACAACCTCGGCAACATGCAGCCGCAGAGGTATGCGGAGGTCACCCCCGCTTCTGGAGACTTTGATCTCACCTTCCAGGCTCAGGATTCAGGTGGCAGCCCGGAGAATTTCAGCCCCGACGTTTTCGCCCTCATCGGCCACACGCTGCCTGACAGCGCCGTTGTGACGTTCAAGGACGGAACGACTACATTGGGCAGTGTTACCGTCTCGAACGCCGCCAACAGGGCGCAGAACGCAATAGTAGTGACGGACTCTACGGCGAATTTCGACACTCTGACAGTGGAGGTATCAAGCGCCGGCAGCTCGGCGGTGCGTCTCGGCTGCCTTTGGGCGTCGGAAAGTTTCCGTCCAGATCGCGGCTTTAGCTTAACCGGATACGGGCTGACACCGGACACACTGGCGCAATGGACGCGCATTGACTCCAGCATTTGGCCCGTCTCGCGGCAGGTAGTCAACCGGGTCACATTCCAGACCAACGTCCTGACCCGGTCCGAATACTCTGGCCCGTCCATGCCCAACTGGCTTGGCATAACCGCGCTGGTCGGCAGGTCATCGCCGGTCATTCTTATCCCCGATGACACAAACCTCCACGAATCCACCTATGGTCTTTTCGAAGCGTTCGCTCAGGCCCGGCCGGAGCGAATGCCGCAGGCCTCGGGCTGGCGTGCTGGGGGCGATGTGCTGGAGATGAGGTGAGCCGCCGTCATCGCGTTCACTGAGCCTCGGGCTACACGCTGACTCGGGCGGCATGGGTAATCCTGCCACGGTCGGGCAGGGTGGGTCTGTAAGAAATCGGCTCGGCTCGAGGTCAGAATGCGGGGCGCTGACGGCCAGTCTCTTGGCTGCCGCGTCGAATGTCAGGAGGTCGCTCACGCCAGCCCTTCCTCCCGCCCCTCGCTCGCCTCGGATCGGATGCGGTCGGCTTCCAAACGCAGCGTCTCAGGGAAGTGGTCGATGCCGTCCGTAAACTCGTCGGCCAGCGCCTCCAACCCCCTCGCCTGCAACTCAGCGACGGACTGGCGGGGTGACTCGTTGAGGGCCACTCGCATTTCACCGGACGCCCTCCCTCTTTCGTCAGAGTGCAGCAACCAATCCCATTTGTCGGCTTGTCTCATCATCAAATTTGCTGCGCTTTCTAATCTCGCAATCCTCGCAGCCTGCGCCTCGACTGCGGCGCGAAGGCGTTGCAAACCCGGCCTTACGAGCCGTGTGTGTTTGCCTAGCACTGCCTCAAGATCATCTAAAATCACCAGCGGATCGTCGTGTTCAGTCATTGCCTTCCTCATACTATTTCAGAAAGGAATGCTAGACGGATCGTCATCCTGAAACCCACCATTCGGCGCACTACCAGACGGGGCCGAATCCTGGCGCTTGCCCCCCTGCAATGTGATGTCGCTAACCTTGAGCTGGTTGTACGTCCTGCCTTCGTACTCTCGCTGGCTAAACTCGCCATTGACAGTTACAGACGAGCCTTTCGTCAAGTGCTGCGCCAGTGCCTCGCCGCGCTTGCCGAACAGCGAGCAGTCAAACCAAATCGTTTGCTTCCGCTCGCCATAGCCGACATCGGCGGCGACTGAGAATGAGCAGACATTCGTACTGCCTGCCTGTCGGATCTCGGCGTCTTTGCCGAGGCGTCCTGCTACGGTGGTGTTAATCACTGGTACTGCTCCTTTAACTTCTCTACTCGTTGCTCGATTTCATCCAGTGCGGATTGAACGTCAGCCCGCAACTGGTCGATGATTTCCTGATTGCGCTCGACGCGCTGATGATGCAACCGCATGGCAACCGGCCAGCGCGGGTCATAGCTCACGAAGTCACACCACCCACGCTCGCAGCAATCTATCTGCCACTGCATTTGCAGCATGTAGTTCTTCGGGATCGCTGCGCCTTCCAGCGTTGCCATGTGCGTTGCTTCGGTCGGGCATTTGATTTCCACCAGCCCGTCATCGCCGACCAGCCCGTCAGGACTCGCGCCCGACCAAGGCAGGCTAGGGTGGTAGACAAATCCAACCTCAGATACATCATTCTCGGTTAGTATCTCGTAGGCTTGCCGCGCCTTTGGCTCGTGCTCAATGCCCCAAGCCATCGCGGCGTTCTGGAACGTTTCAGCACAAGTGCCGGTCAAACGCTCTCGAACCAGCGCGGCGATCATGTTCTTGCGTGATGCGCCCCAGCCCGTCTTCGTCCGGGCGCAAAGGTCAGCCACCCGCGAGGATGTTACGCACCCTGCTCTTGCGGCGAACCAGTCGTCAGACCGCTGTGCAATGTTCAGGATCTTGCTCACGCCGCTTTCTTCCTGTTGAGCATGGCAATTGCATCTTGCGCCTGCTGACTGGTCATCGCCGAAATTTCGCTGACCTGGAAATATTCGCACAGCTTTTCTTTGTCCGACCCGGTTTCCTCGATGAGAGAAACAACCTGCTCGACTTGATCGTCGGTCGCCTTCGGCTGGTCACCGGGCTTGCTGGCGTCTACCGCGTCATGCTCGACAATCTCCAGGGCTGCCATCCAAAGGTATCGGCGCATGTAGGTCTGAACAGCGCCGAGGTTCTGGACGGGATGCGCAGCCTTGAGGTTGGCTGTGGACATGGGCGAGGTGACAGTGATTGAATCTGAACCGTCCGTGTCATAGATCGTCATTGACGCGTAGGCATCGTCGAACGAAATGACTGGCACAAGGCCAGCCTCGCGCATGCAGTCCATGCCGGGGATGATGAAATCGGCCAGTTCAAAGTAACTGTAACCGGCAAACGTGTTCTTCCCCGACTTCTTAAGGTTCATCTTGTGGAACGCCTTGCGGGCCTCGGCCAGCTTGGCGTAGATACTTTTTGACTTGCTCTGGCTCACAGCGCCGCCTCCTTTCTCGCCTTGATGTCGTGGTCAATCTGCCGCCCGCGCTGAATTTCCGAAGCGCTCGGCAGCTCGGCCAGCGCCCTCTCAATCCAGCTATCGCCGTACCAGCGAGCCGTCCGTGACAGCTGATAGGAAACCGCTACTGCGGCTTCGGCGCTTGGCTCAATCATGAACTCGGACAGCGCGTTGAAGGTAGCCCGGTCGGAATCAGGGCCGCCCTCGTGGACGAACTCTCCGAGAAACGACCAGTCTTCAAGGGCCGTCAGCACCTTGAGGCCCCAACCAACGGCGCAACGCGCATCGGCGGCTTCCACCGTTTCTATGTCGCGTGTATACCCGGCCTCAAACAGCGCATCGGCTATCGCCTGAACGAAGGCGGCTTCGGGGTCAGTCTCTGTGGTGCTTTTCTGTACCATCTCAATCTCCTTGCCCGCCATCGCGGGCAGTGTGTTGTTCGGTTCGGGCGAGGGCGCTCTTGATGGCTTCGGCCATATCCAGGCCATCAGTAAAGCCGTTGGCATCATGCACATCAATATCTAATGCATTCGGATAAAAGCTGCCGCTGACGAGAATCTTAAAAAGTAGTCCCCGAAGAGCCCGCTCACGCTCGGCGGCGAGGTCGGCGCGAATGTATTCAGTTGCCGGGTCTCCAGGGCTTGAGTCGTCAAAATCAATCCAAGTCCCTGTGCCGTATTCACGGTGGTATGCATATATTTTTTTCGGCATGCCACTCATTCCCCCGCCCTCCATGCGCTTGGCGCGTTGGGCGATCATGGCGTCGGCAAATTCCGCGCAGGCTGCCGGCGCTTCAAGCGTTGGCCGCAGTCTCATAAATTTGTCAGGCGTGCGCGCAGCGTAGTAGTCCCACATTGTCATGTTGCCGGAGTGTCCACCTTGCTCCGGGTTACCGTGCGGGAACGCAGGCCCGCCCATCTTTTCGCTACTCATCTTCGACAAACCCTTTCCCATCGTGAAAATCACAGTGCCGCACGTAACGCGCGTCGGGCGTCCATTGCTTGCGGCACTCCGGTTGCTTGGCCACGAACACATCGGGCAGCCAGTCAGCCGCCGTCAGAACGGCAGCCAGCGCGAGGCACAGGCCGATACCACCCAGGGTCTCCGTGACGGCGGTGTAGAAAGCTCCCCGGCCCGAAGACCGGGGAGAAGCACAACCGCAAGCAGCGCCTTGACGACCGCCGCTGCGGACACCCGACGCCTCTGCCAGCTCACGGCTGTAGCGGGCCTGTCTGGCGCGCCACGCGAGCAGGCGGAGGCGGTTAGTGGGGGCGTGGGTGCTGAGGGTGATCATGACGCACCCCGGAATAGGTGGCCCGCCCGGCCTCTCGACCGGGAGTGGTTGACACAACCTGTGGGGCATAACCGACACAGGGTTTCGCCTCCATTTTGCGCTGAGACGTTTGGCGCGTAACGGGCCGAAAAGGTGCCCCGTCGCTGGAGGGAGGCAGCGACAGGGCGGGCGGCGATACTGCGCCGCGCAGGCTGGCTAGGGAGGGAGCCAGCTTTGGGGAAGTCGATAATCATGTGGTCTCCACTTTTCGCTTCGGTGCGGCCGCCGGGAAGCCGATCTGGCAAGCGCGGTCATACAGGACTACGTTGACCGTCGCTGCAAGATTCATGCAGTCGCTTGTCGGCACATAGATCGCGTCTCGGCACCAGCTAGTGATCCTGGCACCTAGCGTTGCGTCCTCCGCACCGAAGATGTAGAAGGCCCGCTCTGGATGGCAGTATTCGGGAAGCGGTGTAGCGCCTTCAATAAAATCAACCGCGACGGGGACAGAGCCATGCGGGATGACCGACTGCAGATCCTCCACTTTTTGCACGGGGATATGCCGATGCACTTTCTGAGTGTCAGTCGCCATCCTGTGCAGGTAGTAGTTGGGGCGCGGCCCGGATACGGCCACGAGGCTTGCCCCATAACAGCCCGCTGCCCTGAGTACGGAACCGACGTTGATTCCGTTCTTCGGGTTATCTAGGCCGATTGCAGCGTAGCCCCTCATACCACCACCATCCCAACCGCACACACAGCGGCCACAACGATACAGCCAACGACCAGCCATGGGATATGCCGCTCAGATCGCTCCACGCGCCTGACGGCTCGCGCAGAGGCCGCGTAGGTGAATGGGGCGCTGCGTGTCATTTTCTTAGACGTCCAGTCCGGTGCTCCGTAGTCGAGGGGTTGGGTGGATTTGTGTTTCATATCAATAGCTCACTAGTTCCATAAATTTGCCGCGCGGCGGCGTCTCTTCGCCCCATTGATCAGCCATTGCCTTGGCAATACCGGGGTAAAACTTGCTTCGCTCTTTCCATCGGTTTGGAGACGGAGCCATCCGGTGTACACGAGCCTCGCGTCCATCCACAGTTTTGGTCGGCTGCAACTCGGAAAGATTTTTTAGCCACAGGCAGATCGCTTTGACCTCGCCGTGACCGAATTGCCACGGCTGGATGATCTGATCGGGCTTGCGATAGTGGCTTGACAGGATGCTTACCGGTTGCTCAATGGCCGTCATGGGAATATGCTGGCTCCGTCGAATCAGGCGCATGATGAAACTGATGCCGCATTGCTGGCGGCCATCCATGCGCTTATCGGCAAAGTGCCGCGCCCCACTCACTGCCGTGTGAGTGCAGGGCGGGTGCATGATCGCCAAATCCCACGGGTAGTCGATGATGTCGAACACGTCGCCTTCGTAGTGCGGGCCGGGCGAGTCCGTGGGCAGCAGGTCGCAGCTCATGGCCTCATGCCCGGCGGCGATAAACGCATCGCGAACTACGCCGGAATATTCACAAGCGACCAACACTCGCATCATTTCGCTCCCAGCATTGTGGCTCCTATAACCAAGATGCTTAGAACCAAGGCAATCGGCCAAACAACATCGAGGAGCCAGTTAAAGTCACTCTTTCTTTTCATTGCACCGGCACCCAGTCACCATGCTTGGACAGCGTGACCTCAATTCCCTCAGAATCGCGGCATTTGCCATCCAAGCCTGCTGTAATCGGCCCAACAACCTGCATTGGCCGGCCGGTTAACGGGTCGCAGCCTTGGGCTGCTCGGTCACGCATTTGCTTCTGTGTTTGGTTCATTTGCTGCTCCCGTTTCGTGATTTGATGAGAGCAGATTACGGCAACCCGATTGACGTGTCAAGGGGTTTGACTAGATTTTTTTTATCGGGTATATTACGCCTCATGGACAAGAAATACACGAAGCGAGAAGCGCGCGAGCTGTTCGGGGTCAAGACCGATTACCAGCTAGCGAAGGTTTTTGGCGTCAGCCGCCAGGCAATGTACGCGGCGGGCGAGGATGACGAACTTTCGGAAGCGAGGCAGTGGCAAATTCGCGCCATGCTGGCAGAGCAACGCAGCGGGCAAGACGCTGCGTAAAAGAAAACGCCCGGTGCCGAGCAAAGCATTCCGGGCGTTCGTTACCTCAAGTAAGGAGATGTTACGTAATGAGTATAGCAAAACTACCAACTGAAACCAATTCAATCGAGGCCACAAGGAGCTGGCTGGACAGTATGGTGAAGCGCGGCGAGCGCGAGCCGTTTGCGTTGCGCGTCGAGCTGACGCCGGAGTTGGCCGAAATCCTCTTGTCAAGAAATCCAGAGAACCGACCAAAAAAGACTTGGCACATTCAGGAAATGGCCGAAGACATCAAGGCGGGCCGCTGGGAGCTCAATGGTCAGACAATCGTAGTCAGCAGATGTGGTCTTCTGAATGATGGGCAGAACAGGTCGATGGCAGTGGTTATGGCTGATAAGTCCATCCCAACCTTTATGGTTTTCGGTATCGACCGGGAAGCTAGAAAGCGGATGGATATTGGCCGCGTTCGCACTGTCGCCGATTTTCTCGGTATGGAGGGCGTTGGCAGCGGAACCCACGTGGCCGCTGCGTCTCACTACATCCTAAAGATCAATCGGTGGGGCAAGATCACGACAGGCATGGATCAGAAATTTTCCAAGCCGGAGATCACAAACTTCGCAATGGAGATTGCACCTGATCTGGCATTCGGTTTGCGCACATGCAACAAGTCTGGTCACGGCAGAATTTCGCCGCTGTCGCTCTTGGTCACGGCGCACTACATCATGAGCCAGGTATCGCCAGAAGATGCCGACCAATTCATGAGCGATCTTATCCGAGGCTCCGGGCTGGAAGCGGGAGATCCGGTGTTCGTTGCTCGTGACAAGTTGATGGACCCCACGAAAAGACTTGCCCCGAATGAGCGTCTGAAGACGCTGTTTTCAGCCTGGAACAACCGCCGGGCAGGGCGCAAAGTTCGGACCCTTCAGCACAGCATGAAGCGGCATGAAAAGCTGCCGGAGTTGAAGTGATGCGACAGGTTGAGCAACTAGACCCGAACATCATTGCAATCGCCAATCGCCACCGCCCCCTCAATTCTGAGGGGGTGGACCGACTGAAGGAATCAATCGGTTCTGTCGGTCTAAGAACGCCGATCACGATTCGTATCGTTGATGGCTGGGAAGATGGTGGCGAAGTATTCGACGGGCAGCCTGTACTGGTCACTGGCCGGCACCGCCTCGAAGCCGTTAAAGCCCTTGGATGGGACACCATTGAGTGCTTCATTTTCGATGGTGATGATGAGATCGACGCGGAACTCTGGGAGATTGCAGAAAACCTTCACCGCGCCGAATTGACCGCCCAAGAGCGTTCCGACCATATCGCCGAATGGATACGGCTGCTAGAGGAAAAGCAGGAGCGGGAGCGGGAGGAGCAAAATCAGCCGTCCCAAGTTGGAACGGCTGAAATTGGGTACAAGAAACCGCCACCGCAATCCGAGTCCGGCACCAACGCAGCCGCCCGCGAACTCGGCATATCCAAGACGCAGGCACACCGCGCCAAGCTAATCGCCAGCATTCCCGACGAAGTGAAACAGGCGGCAGCGGATGCGGGGCTTGCGGACAACCAATCCGCTCTGGAGCGCATCGCCAAGGCGTCGTCACCTGCTGATGAACTTCAGGTAATTGTCGAAGAGCGCAAGGCGCGTAAAGCCGCACGGGAAGCGAAGCGCAAGGCCGAACAAAAGAAACATAAGGAAAGCGAAAAGCAGCGCCAAGCGGAAAAGGCCGATGAAGAGTTTCGGGCGCTTATCGAGGCATGGGGCAAGGCACGCCCGAGTGTTCGCGAGAAGTTTAGGCAATTCTTGGCGGATCGGGCCGCAGCATGAAGATAGACGGCCTCACGCACCCCAAGACCAAAGAGCTGGCCTTCACGCTTGAGATCCCGCTTCCCCATGCCATCGGTCTGCTTGAGCTGCTGTGGGCCTTCGTGGCTCAGCAGACACCGCAGGGGAATATCGGCAAGTGGTCGAACCAGGTGATCGCCGGCGAGGCAGGCTGGCAGGGCGATGCCGATCAGTTTGTCAGCGCGCTCATAAGCGTCGGCTTTCTCGACGAAAACGACGATCACAGACTGCTCGTACACGACTGGTCAGACCATGCCCCCAACTGGGTTCACGCCAAACTTAAGAAAAAGGGAAGGGCAATCATAAGCCCGGACTTAAGTCCAGACTTAAGAGAGGGACAAGACCCGCCCCCAGGGGCTACTACTAGCCTAGCCAAGCCTAGCCAAGCCAGTAAAGACTACTCACCTGACGGTGAGTGTGAATCGCCTGACGGCGAATCACCCGACGACGACGGCGCGAGCAAGAAGCCACCAACCCCGCTCAAGGAAATCCTGGAGCTGTACCGCTCGTGCTGCCCCAGCCTGCCCGACGTGGTGAAGCTGACGCCAGCGCGGGAGCAGGCCATCAGGGCGCGGTGGCGAAACGAGCTGCCGACGCTCGAGGACTGGGAGCAGTATTTCAGAACGGTCGAGATGTCTGACTTCCTATCGGGCCGGGCACCACCGAGCGGTGCAAGGCAAAAACCGTTCCGCGCCGACCTGGACTTCCTGATCAAGCAGGGCAACTGCGTGAAGGTGATGGAGGGCAAGTACGATGATTGACCCCAACGTCAAAGCGCCCCCGCACAGCAACGAAGCCGAGCAATCGGTCCTGGGCGCGGTGATGATGGCCGGCGTCGGCAAGGTCGCGCACCTGCTGACCGAGGATGACTTCTACCGCGAAACTCATCGCTTGATCTGGAAAGCCTGCGTCGAGATCGACGCGGCCGGCGACCGCTGCGACGCGGTCACGGTCGGCGAATGGTTCCAGCGCCAGGGCAAGTTCAAGAAGGTGGACAACGGCGCTTACCTGACGATGCTCGCCAATGAAACCCCTGGCCCCGCGAATATGGTCGGCTACGCCAAGATCGTGCGCCAGAAGGCAATCCTTCGCGGACTGATAGGTCTGTCGGCGGACTTGGGCGACCGGGCGATGGCGGGCGAGGAACCCGAGGCCATCGTCTCGGACATGAGCGAGCGGCTGCTGGACTGGACGGGCAAGGACACGTTCACCGGCCCGAAGCCGATCACGCAGTTCGCCGCGCGGTGGCTTGACGACCTCGACCGCCGGGCGCAACCGGACTTCGAGCCGATCACCACCGGGCTGGTGGATGTGGACCGGGGAATGATGGGGATGCTCCCGTCTGACCTGATCCTGCTCGCTGGCCGACCCGGCTCGGGCAAGACCGCCGCCGCCCTGCAAATCGCCGAACACGTCAGCCGGTCGAAGCCGGTTCAGGTCTTCAGCCTGGAAATGGCGGGCGAGCAACTGGTGGCCCGCGCGGCCGGCATGGGCATCCCGCCCGAGCGGCTGCGTGACCCGAAGCGGCTGACGAAAGACGACTGGCGCAAGATCCGCGAGGGGCTGGCGCTGCTCAAGTCGCACCAGCTGATCATCGATGACACGGCGGGGTTGCACGTCAACCAGGTCGCCGCGAGGGCGCGGTACACGCACCGCAAGCACGACACGGCGCTGATCGTCGTGGACTACCTGCAACTGCTCAAGGCCGGCGGCGAGAATCGCACGAACGAAATCTCCGAAATCAGCCGGTCGCTCAAGAAGCTGGCGAAGGACTTGGCGGTTCCGGTGGTGGCCGTCTCGCAGCTCAACCGCAGCGTCGAGGCCCGTGGCGACAAGCGCCCGCAGATGTCTGACCTGCGCGAGAGCGGCCAGCTCGAACAGGACGCTGACCAGATCATCTTTCTCTACCGCCACGGCTACTACCACGACGACTTTGATTCCAACGTGGCCGAGTGGATCCGGGCTAAGCACCGGGGCGGTCCGACCGGAGTCCACTACACGATGTGGCTGCCCGAGCGCACGAAGTTTGCGAACGCCGACGCTTCGGCTATCGCCGAGTACAAGTCGCTGCTCGAGCAGGGACAGCAGACCGGCCGCAAGCAAAGTCGGTTCCAGAAGATGGCAGGAGGCGCAGCATGAAACCAGTAAACCGATTATTCATCAGCTTTTCCGGCGGCGAGACGTCGGCATTCATGGCGCAGTGGCTTATTGAAAACCGCGCTGACCAGTATGACGAGGTTCTTTGCCTGTTCGCCAACACAGGCCAGGAAAACGAAGAAACGCTGTATTTCGTAGAGCGGTGCGATCAGCAATTCGGGCTAAACGTGGTCTGGGTTGAAGCGGATGTGCAGCACGGATCGCGGGAGAGCACCAAGCACCGCGTCGTGGATTTCGTGACCGCTTCACGCCAAGGCGAGCCGTTCGAGTCGGTTATTGAAAAGTATGGCATCCCGAATCAGGCGTACCCCCACTGCACTCGCGAACTAAAACTTAATCCCATGCGTAGCTATCTAGACTCCATTGGATGGGAGAAGGGCACTTACGACACGGCTATCGGCATTCGCTCTGATGAAATTGACCGGATCTCACCAGAGCGAGAACGCTTACGGCTGATCTACCCCCTGGTCACTGATAAGCCAATGACTAAGCCTCGCATCAACCAGTGGTGGTCAGGGCAGCCTTTCAGACTAAACCTCAAGGGCTATGAGGGCAACTGCAAATGGTGCTGGAAAAAGTCTCTTAGAAAGCACTTGACGCTGATTACTGAGCATCCTGAGTGGTACAAGTTCCCCGAGCGGATGGAGCGCGAGCACGGGCTTTCTGGCCACAACATTGATGGCACCCCCAGAGTGTTCTTTCGGGGCGGCCGGTGCGTTGATGACATTCGCCAGATCGCCGCCCAAGGCGGCTGGCAGCCCGCAGCCGACGATGCGCGTGATTACACCGACCAGCTAGAGCTTGATCTAGACGTTGGCGGCGGCTGCACAGAGTCCTGCGAAGTCAATTGGGAGGATGCCGCATGAAACCAGCCGGCTACAAGAGCAATGAGCCATCAGCAGGCGACGTAATAGCGGTCTGGTTCTCGTGCGGCGCGGCAAGCGCCGTGGCCGCCAAACTGACCCTAGAGAAACATCCAGAATGCACCGTCCGAGTTATCAACAATCCGGTCAAAGAGGAGGACGAGGATAACCGTCGATTTCTCAAAGATGTCGAGCGATGGATCGGGCAAGAGATTGAAATCGCGACAAACGAAAACTACCCGGAGTGCTCGGCGCGCGAGGTTTGGGAAAAGCGCAAGTACATGGAGGGCGTAGCAGGCGCGCCATGCACCCTTGAGCTGAAAAAGAAAGCCCGCCAGCAGTGGGAGGCAAATAACCACCACGACTGGATAGTTCTTGGGTTTACATGGGAAGAACAGCCGCGCTTCGACCGCTTCAAGATGATGGAGCGGGAAAACATCCTCCCTGTGCTGATTGAGGACAAGATCAGCAAGCCCGAGTGCTACCAGCGGATTCTTGAGGCGGGCATAAAGCTGCCCCGCGTCTACCGAATGGGCTATCCGAACGCCAACTGCATTGGGTGCGTTAAGGCAACAAGCCCGACGTACTGGAACCACGTTAGAGAAAACCATCCAGAGGTATTTGCCGACAGAGCAGAACAGTCAAGGAGGCTTGGCGCTCGGCTGGTTCGCTACAAAAACGAGCGGATATTTCTTGACGAGCTGCCAGAAGATGCCGCTGGCGCTGACATGAAAAACATGGACTTTGAGTGCGGGATTTTCTGCGAGGAGCGGGAAGAATGAAACCAGCCGGCTACACCCTCACCCGAATCACCGAATCCCGCTACCGCGCCTCACGCGGCCCAAGACACGCCTACCTGACCCTGATCGACGGGCAGTGGCGGCAGACGACGAAGGATGGGGCGCCGGTCACGAAGGGCATTGCGCCGCCCGAACTGGAGCTGATTGTGGCGGCGATTGAGGGGGAGGCATGACATGGCTATACATTCCATCGAGCTATGCGCCGGAGTCGGGATGCTCGGAGAAGGCACACGAGCCGCATTCGACTTTCTTGGCATCGGACACCGAACCGTTTGCTACGTGGAACTCGAAGCCGCTGCAGCCGGCCAGCTTGTCACGCTTATGGAAGCGGGAATCCTTGATCCGGCGCCTGTCTGGTCTGACCTGCTTACTTTCGACAGCGCAGCGTGGCGCGGAAAAGTGGATTGCCTCATTGCCGGATTCCCCTGTCAAGATCTATCCATTGCCGGGCGCAGATCAGGGCTCGACGGAAAGCGATCCGGGCTGTTCTTCGACATCCTCAGCATCGCAGATGATTGCGGAGCGCAGCTGCTCGTTCTGGAGAACGTCAGTGCCATCGCTTCTGCCACCGCCACCGTTGTGGACGAAACCGAAGAGCTCGACGAACGAGCAGCCTCCAGAGTCGTGGGGGAACTGGCCGACCGCGGGTGGGACTCGGAGTGGATCACTGTTCGAGCGTCCGACGTGGGAGCCAGCCACCAGCGCGCCAGATGGTTCTGCCTCGCTTGGCGGGTGGATGACTCCAAGCGTGGTCAGTGCGCTAGGGAGCGAGTACACGCGCGACCAGGGCCAGAAGGGCGCGGAACGGCCGACGCTTGCGGGGCAGGCGAACTATTGGCTGACTCCGAACACCCCGAACGGAGGCCGGAGCGTGCCGCCGGAGATCGTGTCGAGCAAGGGCATGACGGAGAGCGGCAAGCGCACTGTCGGACTGGAGTCGCAGAGCCGCCACTGGCCGACACCGGTGTCGAACGACGACAACAAAACGCCGGAAGCGCACATGGCGATGAAGGCCCGCATGAAGGGCGGGGCACGGAAGTCGATCACCAGCCTTCAGGTTCTGGCTCAGCAGTGGCCGACCCCGGCGACTCGGGACGTGAAAGGCTCGAACAGCGCGGAGTTTGTGGCGCACTGCCCATTTTCGCCCCGGGCCCCGAAGATAACCGATGGGCAGGAATCCTCGAGCAATTCCCCCACCTCGCCCCGGCGACTGAACCCGGCGTTTGCGGGCTGGTTGATGGGCTGCCCCTGGTGGTGGACGAATCCCGGACTCACCAGCTCCGCGCAATCGGAAATGGCGTCGTACCGCTACAGGCTGCGACAGCACTTGTCGAGCTTTTTCGGCGATCAGGGATCGGGGTGAAGGCATGACCGAAAAGACTTTCTGGCGCACCGTCCGCAAGAACGGCACGACGGGGCTAGCCCCAGCCGACCGGGCAACGGCAGAGGTCGCGAGCAAGTGGCGCGAGGGCGAGACGCGGGGCGGGAAGCTGACGAAGCCTAGAAGCATCCAGTTTCACCGGCTGGCCCACGCCATTGGCGGACTGGTCGCCGAGAACCTTGACGACTTCCACGGCATGGACGCGCATCGCGTGATTAAGCGACTCCAGGTCGAAAGCGGCGTCGGCTGCGATGAGATGGCGATCAGGCTTGGCGGGCAGATGGCAATCCACCGGATGCCCAAATCGCTGTCCTTTTCCACTATGGCGCAGGACGAATTTAAAGAGGTGATGGCCGGGATTTGCCACCACCTCGTGAATCAATACTGGCCGGATACCACGGTCGAGGAGATTGAGCAGATGGCGCAGGAATATGAGAGAGGTGCGGCGTAATGGTCGGCAAGACGAAGGCGCCCACCGCAGCCCAGCGCCGGCGCATGTCCGCACTCAAGGAAATTGGTTGCGTTCTCTGCCGGGAATACGGGCTCGGCATCATCCCGGCAGAAATCCACCACATCACCCAATGCGGTCGTCGTCTCGGCCACGACCACACGGTCCCGCTCTGTTGCTGGCACCACCGGGGCACGCCCTGGACGTGCGACCGGCCCAGCCAGGAGGAAGCAACGCTCGGGCCGTCGCTGGCCCGGAACAAGCGAGCGTTCGTCAGTGAGTTCGGCACTGAACTGGAAATCCTCGACCGGGTGAACGTGATGCTGGGGGTGGCGGCATGACATGGAACTACCGCGTAATCAAGGAAACGACCGACTTTGAGGACACTTACGCCATCCATGAAGTCTACTACCGCGACGGCAAGCCTGAATTGTGGAGCCGGTTCCCTGCTGGTGCGATTGGCGGGGACACGCTAGATGACCTTTCGGCCTGCCTTGGCCGCATGGCTCAAGCTTTGGAAAAGCCGGTTTTGGAGGAAGACGGGCTGAGCGGGAAACTTAGGGAGGTTGATGGAGATGCCTAGACGGGCCGCCAAGATCGACGCGAACCAGCCCGAGGTAGATTGGGTTTGTGAGCAGTGTGGTGTGAGGAAAAGAGCTACCGCCCACCAGAAAAGAAAGAAGTATTGCTCGAATAGTTGCGTCAGCGAAGCTTATAAAACAAGGATGCTAGGTAAGCAAAACCCGAACTATAAGTCCGCGTCAGAAAGAAGGTGTGGTTTTTGCGGGAAAATATATCACTCCTACAACAAGGACAGAAAGTATTGCTCTCACAATTGCTATCAGAAAAACCAAGAGGTTCAGGGTCTCAATCTTTTGCAAGATGGCTGTAAAAAAGATTTGAACCACGACGAAATTTTTGAAGTCATCAGGTCTGTATCTCATGCGCTTGACTTCAGCGAGGTTGGCTTTGGGTGTCCAGATGGTATTGCAATGGTTAATGGCGAGCCCACGCTGTTTGAGGTTAAGAATCCAGAAAACCACTACGGCAGAAAAGGGCTTAACAAGAATCAAAGGAAGTGGGCTGAAACATGGCCCGCCCCTGTGTATATTTTGCGAACCAAGGATGACGCCAAGAATTTCTCGTTAGGCAACCTAGATAAGGTTGATAGATATATTCCAACGGGCGAATTTCAATCATGATATACCCGATCACCCCAATTGCTAAGCCCCGCATGACCCGCCGCGACAAGTGGGCCAAACGCCCCGCCGTGATGCGCTACCGGGCTTTCTGTGACGAGTGCCGGTTGCGTGGCGTGACGGTTCCAGAGGACGGCGCAATGGTCACGTTCGTTGTGCCGATGCCGAAGTCATGGAGCAAGAAAAAGCAGGTGGAGATGTTGAGTCAGCCGCACACCCAGCGGCCCGACCTGGACAACTTCATCAAGGCGCTGCTCGATGCAATCCACGACGAGGACTCACACATCCACATGATTGCGGCGCGGAAGCTGTGGGGCTTTGACGGCAGCATCAACGTCAGCCCCTGGAGTTGGGGCGACCCTTGGCCGGAGAGGTTCGATGCCCGTTGACAGCGAAAGGAAGACTTTTGGCGAGCGCCTGACCACTACGGCGATGGGCTGGTTGGCACAGCAGAGTATGGAGGCCTACAGCCTTTGGATGGCGTGGCTCAACCAGAGCGACCCCGAGAAGCAACAGGCGCTGAGAGAAATGCAGACCGACAAGGGCAGGAAGCTGGTCCGAGAAGCGTACGAACGTAGCAGGCGAGAGCAGAAACGGAGGATGCGATGAGTGAACCGGCACGAAAGCAGCGCGACCACCGCTCAAAGTGGGACGAAAGCCCCGAGCTAAGGATTCAGGTACAGGAAGAATTGCGGAACTGGGCTATATGGTCACATGGCGGGAAGCCTGACTTGGGCCACGCGCACAAGGCAAACTTCTATGACCAGATGAAGGGCGCTTCGCCATCCGGCTGCCCGCCAGTTTGTGATGTAGAAAAGGCGAAGACCACCGAGGACAATTTCGTGATGTGGAGGCTGGTGGCGAAAGAGGCGGAGCCGTATGCCCGGCACTATCTGGCAAAACTACTGTTGGTTCTGCGGTTGCACTACATGACCAGCAAGGCCGCGCATACGAAGGCCAGAATCGCCAACGTTTCCCGCAAGCAGTATTACCGGCTGCTCGAGGATGCCGAATATCGCTACTGGGTCATTTCGCTCTGAGGTTGACAAGCCGTGACACACCCGGTACACTCGCGTATAGCAAAGTGGAATAAATGCGCTCAAAGCGCAGTGCTAACCGCCCCGGCTCCGGCCGCGAGGCGGTTTTTTCGTGCCCAAACCAAGGGGCCTGAATGAGCAGCATCCCTCAGATCGTAAGGGACCGGCTGAGAGAAACGCAGGTCGCCGCCCTTGAAGCGGTAGAGAGATACGGCAACCCTCACCGAGCCGCCAAGAAGATCGGCGAAGACCCAAGCAGCTTCGCCGCCAAGCACAAGCGGGCGCTGAAGGAAGCCGCCAAGATTGGGTGGGCACCGGGCCAGGACATGGCCAAGCCGGCCGCCCCTGGGTTTGGTGTGAAGGGCACCTCCACGCTCTACACGATGGGCGAGGATGGCGAGAAGGTCGCTGCCCAGTGGGTCAAGACCACGCGAGAGGAAGAGCGGCAAGCCCAGGCGATGCGCGAGGCTGCGTTGGAGATGGCAGGGTCCATCCCTCGCCTAAAGCCTTCCAAGCCGCCGGGAACTTGCGATTCCGACCTGCTGAACTTGTACGTTCTGACGGACTATCACCTCGGCATGCTGGCTTGGCACGAGGAAACTGGCGCGGATTGGGACCTGAGCATTGCCGAAGACATGCTGGTTAGATGGATGCACTACGCAATCAGCAATTCTCCGGATGCTGAGACTGGCTATTTCGCGAATATCGGGGATCTGCTTCACTGGGATGGGCTCGAAGCCCTGACCCCATCGTCTGGTCACATTCTTGACGCTGACACGCGCTTTCAGAAGCTGGTGCGGTCAGCTATTCGGGTTTTGCGCCAATGTATCGACCTGATGCTACAGAAGCATCAGAGGGTCGTGGTGTTGATGGCCGAGGGCAATCACGACCTTGCATCTTCGGTCTGGCTTCGTGAGTTTTTCCACGCGCTCTACGAAAACGAGCCGCGTGTGACGGTTGACCAGTCAGCAGACCCCTACTACTGCTACGAGCATGGCTCGACAAGCCTATTTTTCCACCACGGCCACCGACGTAAGCTTGGGAACATTCAGGCCGTGTTCGCCGCGAAATTCCGGGAAATTTTGGGCCGCACGAAATACAGCTACGCGCATCTAGGTCATTTGCACCACAAGGACGCTAAGGAACTGGAGCTGATGGAGGTGGAGCAGCACCCGACGCTGGCCGCTGCCGATGCCCATGCGTCCCGTGGGGGCTGGCTTTCAAAGCGTAGCGCCGCCGTTATCACATACCACAAAAGATATGGCGAGGTTTGGCGTCATAGCGTCAAGCCCGAGATGATTGCGGCATGACCTGGATACGCCTAGACGAGTGCTGGCCTGAAATACAGCATGACGTCTGGTCAGAGAATCCTGAGCTTCACCAGCGCATCGAGCGCGCGGTGACGGGGTTCCGCGAGGCGTTCCCTGTCTACGTCCACGAGCGCAGCCTCAGGTGCCTGGACGATTTGCCTCGTGAAAGGCCCAGCGGTGGAGCTGTGCTGATTCCAGGTTCTGGAATTTAGAACATCGGGTGCAATTTCCCTGAATTGCAGTCCTGACCGCAAGCATTTGCGGTTTGCAATCCGCATAGGTTAAAGCGCCGGCAACCGCCTTGGCGGCCTGCGCTTGCAGTTTTATGCGGGATTGGCGCGCCGGGCGCTCGATCTCTGGCAATTCTAGATGCGCCGGAGTGGCTGGTTCGACTCCAGTTGATCCCGCTCCAAGTCGGCAGGGTAAAACCTGCATTCAAGTCCTAGGGAAGTCCCGCACTCCTAGGCCGGCGGGGATGGCCTCCCGTCGTAGTGATACCCCGTCGATAGCATCGGCGGGCCGACGCTTAAGTGCGTTTTCGCCCGGCAGTAATGTCGGGCATCAAATCTCGGCAGCGGCCTCTCACTGACGCATAAATCGCTGCCATACGCCGCAGCGTATGCCACTGAGATATGCGCTGCGGCGACTTCCACCGGCCGATTGGGTCATAGCACCCCGGCCGATTGCGCCCCATTTAACGGACCTCGTTATGCAAGGCTGGCTACGCAAAACCGGCGCGGGCCGGCATGACTTCGAGTGCCTTGACGGCCGGGTTTTCGAGGGCATCCAAGATATCGCTGGCGCACCGCGCAATGTCTTGGTCAGGGCGCACCTTGCTGGTGACCGGCTGGAGTCCTATGACGTAATCGGCGCGGCCTACCGTGACGAGGCCCAGAAGCGCGTGGCGCTGGTCCGCGTGGTCCGGTCTGGGGGGCAGGTTGAGGCCGCATGGGGCCAAGTCCGCCGGATGGCGCGCTCGATTGAGCAGTACGTGCACCTGAGCAACGTGGCGTGGGATGTCGTCGAGATAACGCCGTTCGTGGTGGTGAGCGACCAATCGCCGGGCCTGCAATTCAATTTCCAGCGCGAGGCCGAGCAGCTAGCACAGATCGACCCGGACTGGCAGCGCCATAACTACATGGGCACCGTCGGCGGCGCTCAGAGCGGCCTGAAAGGAATTGCGCATATTGGGTCATGGAAGTTTGCCGTGTTCGCGCTGGGTATGAGCGACCCGCGCGTGGTAATCCATGAGCTGTACCACTGTTGCGGCATCGAGCACGACTGGCGCGGCATGGACGCCTATGGCGGGTCGTCTATGCAAGGCAAGCACTACTCGGGCCACAACGCCGCGCACCTGCTCTACCTTGGCCAGATCCAGGACCACGAGGTGGTCGATATTGATACCGGGGCGACGTTCCTGCTTCCGGTCGAGTGCCGGCCAGAAGATGCACGTCCGGGTGAATACCGGGCTGCCCGGATTATTCGTAACAACGAAATCAACATCGTCTCGGTACACCGCGACGACCACCAGACCGCGTGGGGCAAGGGCCGTTTGATCGATGGCTACGTGTGGATACACCGCTATGACCCGCCGAATCGGCCGTCATTCAGGACGTACGAGATGGGCCGATGGAATCCAGACGAGCCGATCGAGCTGCCCAACGGTGCGGTCGTGACGGTCACGGGCCGAAAGGACGGCGTGACGCGCATTGCCGTCGACAGTGACCAGCGGCCTGACTTCCCGGACTGGCCTGCGGTGCCGGCCGATATCCACGCGATGGATGAGACTGCGGCGGGTATCTGGTACGCGCCTGAGTATCAGTTTCAGGGATTCCGCCTGCACGTGCAGGGCACGCACGTCGTCGGCTACTGGTTCACACACCTGCCCGAGGGTGGTCGCGTCTGGTTGTTCCTAGACGGGCACATCGAGGACGGACATGTCCTGCTCGATGTCTACCGCACTGATGGCCGGGAGCGCCAGCTCGACGGCGCGGCGCGGCTGTACCTGACTGGACCGGATGAGGGAATCATCAAGTATCGCTGCCAGACGTTCGGCGTCGACCACCAGCACCTTGAGCGACTGGCCGAGCGCGGCGGTGCCAGCTCGGGCGTGTGGGAGACCGGCGAGCTGCAGGGCGTCAGCGTTCTCGACCTGGGTGACGAGTCGATTGCCTACGAATTCACGTATCAGGGCGACGCACCGGACTGGGCCGTCTACACCGGCCCCGAGGGCGACTGGCGCGTGTACGGACCCGAGTGCCAGTACAAGGGCCTCCACGGTGAATCCGGCGCTAGCGAGCGCGTGACCGAGCTGCCGTCCGGGGCGAGGGTGCTGTGATGCTCACTCTGCGCCGGGCTTATCTCCCGGAGGCGACCCTAGGTGTCCTGACAGTCGGTGACGAGACGTTCCGCACGATTGAGTTGCCGTGGCGCGGCAATGCCCGCTCCGAGTCCTGTATCCCGGAGGGCGTGTACAGGATGGCCAAGCGTTCAAGCGGTGTGGTGCGCCGGTCGACTGACGGCGAGTACAACGTGGGCTGGGAGGTCACTGACGTTCCCGGCCGCAGCTTGATCATGCTGCATGTCGGGAACTGGGTCAAAAACACCGACGGCTGCCTGCTGATCGGCTCGCAGCACAGTTGGACGATTGACGGCCCGATGGTCCGTGAGAGCCGAGAGTCACTCCGACGGCTTATGGGGCTGCTTGAAGCGCGCGGGCAGTGGGATATCGACATTCGAGTGAATCAGCCGGAGTATCCATGAGCTACATTATCCCGATCACCCAGCACGCGCCACTGAATGGCGGAGGCGAAAAGTTCAATGACGATCTGCGCGCGGAAATGGAGCGAATTGCACGTCACTTGTCAGAAAAACGATTAGACCTGCCCGCCGACATGATGAGGGTGATCGACGAAAAGTTTTGGGACTTGGTTAACTGAAATGTCAGACCCGCAATACAAGCCGACGTGGGTAAATCGCCGCCGCACCATTTTTGGTGCGCTCTGGTTCTGCGCTGCTGTGGAGGTGGTTCTGCTGCTGACAGCGTTCGTCGGCGTGGAAAGCTCGCCCCTGCTGGTCACCATCGCCGGCGGCAATCGCCTGATGGCGATGGCGGTTATTGCCAGCTATGTCTGGGGGGCCACGTGGGAGGATATCTCGCTGTGGAAACCGTAATCGCCAAAGCCCGCAAGGCGTGGAAGTTCGCCCGGAAATACTGGAAGGCGCTCGCCGCTGGCGTGTCCGTCCTGCTGGTGGCGATCTACGTGGCGCTCAGCAACCGCAACCGCCGTAAGTCCATCGATCTAAAGCGGCAGGCACACGAGGCCGAGGGCGGCAAGGTCGAGCGCATCAAGGATGCATTGGACGCCCGAGCGACAGCTCATGAGCACGACCGGGCGGCGGTCAGGCATCAGAACCGCGCCCGCAGGGTCATCAAGCAGCTGCGCAAAAAGGAAGGCAAGCGCATGGGCGCAACCGAGGCGCGGGAGCTGGCAGAGAGGATTGCGGGCTCAGAGTGACTGAGCCCGGCTTTTGAGGTCGTCGAGTATCTGCTGTTTCGAGCGGATCGGTTCGTCGGGCGGCTCGCGCTTCCCGGCCTCGTAATAGGCGATAGCGCCGCGACTAAGGCCGAGCAGTTCTGCCGCCCGGGCCTGAGAGAGGCCCAGGTCGGTTCGGAGTTGGCGGAGCTGGGTGGCGAAGCTCATGCGACCGACTCCCGGATTATTGGGCTGCCCGCGTGCGACTCGATTGCACTACGTATTTGCTGGTGCGCGTCTCGGTTGGGCTGTGGGTCGAATTTGCTGTCTCCGTAGATTCCGCGAGGAACACTGGAGACGAATTTCAGCGAGTAGCCTCCGCCGGATCGGTCTACGTGGTGGATTCGGTTGTAACTGTTACGCACGGTGGTTTTGTACTCGTTCCCGTTTTCAGTGAAAAAGCGCATTTAATTCTCCTCAGTCGAAATAAGCGTATTGGACGGTGCCGCTGTAGCTGGGGTCGATTCCCCACTGGCTGAATTGGTCCGGATTCGGGTAAAAATCGCGACCCAGCCCCCGAACGATGCGACCCGCAATCTCGTCGCCGGGCTTGACGCTGCCGAACGGGACCAGAACCCGTCGGGGTTGGTTGGTAGCAGCCGGAGCCGACTTAACGGCCTGCGGGGCGCTCTGCCGAGCAATCCAGCTCTCCAGTTTCCGGATATCGCCCTTGCTGCCGCGACCTACGATGTCATCACCGTCGATGTCGCACGAGTAGCCGGTGCCCGGAAAATCGTCCCAGAGGCTGGCGGCATTGGTGATGCGGAACTTGGTGAGCGCGCCGTCTCGTCCGGTTGTCGTGAGTTCGATGGTCATGCCGTGCTCCTTGGTGTGTGGCTGCTTCCTCTAGTGTTGTAAACAGTGTCGCACATTCTGGCGCTGTTGTCAACACCGTTTACAAACAATCTATGCGATACCTGATCCTGACAATTGCGCTGGCCCTGACCGGCTGCGGCATTACGCCCAACACGCCCCCGGCCCCGAGCACGCCCCTAGCCGAATACCAGCTGACCGACTACGAGACGGGCGAGGTCGAGCCGATTCCCAAGGTGGGGCAGGTCGAGATCGTCATGGACGGGGATCAGGTCGATCACTTCCGCCTGACGCCCGAGCAGGCCCGCATCCTCGCCGCCGCACTTGAGGTCGCCAGAGAGAACACGGCGGCGCTGATTGAGCGCAACCGTCAGATTCAGGCGATCAACGCCGAGCGCCGGTCGCTGCTGCAGGCCGGCAGGCTGGCCGAGACGCAGGCCCGAGCGTACTACGAGCTGTGGGTCGGAGAGATACACCAGGGCTGGCTCGACGGCCTCATGTATCGCGGGGTCACCGGTGCAATGCTCGTTGCACTGGCGGCGGGGGCGCTATGAGCGAGATTGAGCATGAACACGAAGACCGCCTGCGCCAACTGGAGCGCGACCATGCGTATGCGATCGCCCGGATTGAAAACGTGGAAGGCCAGCAGCGGGCAGCGTGGGGCGAGCTAAGGCGGCTGAGCCGAGAGGGTAGGGATGAGTTCGCTGCCCTGAGGGCTGAGATGAAGGCGGACCGAGAAGACCGGCACGCCGAGGTCGATCGGATCATGAACGCCATCAACGCCAACAAGATCGCCTGGTCGATGATGAGCGGCGGGCAGAAGGCAGCGGCCTGGATCATCGGCACACTGATCGGTCTGGCCGGCCTGCTGATTGCTGGCGCGACTGCGGTGCGGAAGATTTTTACTGACTGAGGTGGCCATGAAGACCGAATACGTCCAGACCAATTTCACCCGGATTACTGACGGGATTCGCCGCCAGTACCAGATCAAGAGCCACGCTGCGGGCGTGAACCTCGTTCCGCTGGCGATTGGCGAGCGGCCGCCCACTGAGGCCGCCGAGGCCGTGCAAGACAGAGAAGTGTGCATCCAACAGTCAGAGCCAGAGGCCGGACGCTCCAGCTTCTTCGGCCTCGGGCGTAGAGACGATGACGACACCGGAGAGTGAGGTAGCCAAGGAGCTTGCAGCCATCCGCGAGTTGCTGGCTCAGATCGCTGGGTGTCTGTTCCACATTGCAGAGGGCGCGAGCCAAGAAGAGAACGGCGAGCGGACCTCATATCTCGATGGCAGCAAAGGGTGACCGCTACTGGACAGGCTGGTACGGCAACCGCAGATGGCGGCGGCTAAGACGGGCGCATCTGGCTAAAGAGCCGCTGTGCCGGCACTGCCTGGAGCGCGGAGTCATCACCGCAGCCAATGAGGTTGACCACATAGAGCCGCATAAGGGAGACAGGGCGAAGTTCTGGGCCGGGCCTTTTCAAAGTCTATGTTCTAGCCATCACGCTCAGAAAACAGCGCGCGAAATGGGCAAGACGACGAAGCGAGCAATCGGAATCGACGGCGCGCCGGACGGCTGGTGATAGGCAAAGGCTATAGGGGCGGGTCAAAAGTCTACAGCAGAGCGCCGGAAATA